ATTATTTTCATTTGTACGAGTGATTCGTTCAGAAAGTATCCATTCAAATTAAGTAGGGGATAAAAAGAAAAAATCCCAAACTAAAAAGCTTGGGATTGCAAGATGGTGCACTAGCTGAACCCGAATTCATTTGTAGTATATTGATTTTTAACGTTTATTTTTCAAAGTCTAAAATCTTGTTACTAAGCTTGTTACTAAAATTAAAATTCACCACAAATCAATGATAGTTTATGATGCCATAATACCACTAATAAGCCGCGTGTAAAAAATTTTATAGAAAAACTGTTCACCTTGTTCACCAATCCTTAAAACTCTTTATTTATTATATAGTTATATTATTTTTTATTGTTCACCAACTATTCACCATTGTTCACCTTTGTTCACCAATCAAAAAAAGATATCTCAATACAGAATATTTACTCTCTACCTGTTCAAAATTTAAGCAATCAAACAATCTTAACTTACCGCATCTAAACGCAACTAAACTATTGAAAAATAAGGTGTTTAATTAATAATCGAAACGCTATATATTATATTTTGACTTAATAAAAGTCGTCTAAATTTAGACTAGAAAATCTCATAAGGAATAGATGAATATGTTTAAAAAACTAATTGAGTTACGCCAACAAAAGGCGGAAAAAGTCGCAGAAATGCGCTCAATGCTTGAAAAAGCAGAAAAAGAAAATCGATCATTAAATGAATCTGAATCGGTGGAATTTGAAAAGCTAAAAGATTCAAGCAAGCAGATTAGTGCAGAAATCAGTAAATATGAAACTGTAACAGATGAAGAACGTAGCCTTGAAGGCAATGTTAGCCCTGTAGAGCAACGTAGTGCTAAACAATTTTCAAATGATGAACTGCGCCATTATGTAAAAACTGGTGAACTTCGCAATTTAACTACGGCTAACGGTGAAGATGGCGGTTATTCAGTTATCCCACAGTTAGACAAAGATGTAATGAAACGCTTAACAGACGATAGCGTAATGCGCCAACTTTGTAACGTAGTACGCTTACCGGTTGGAGCGAAAGAATACAAAAAATTAGTTTCGGCTGGCGGCGCAGCAGTAGAACACGGAACAGAAGGCACGGCACGCAACGGCACAGCAAGCCCGAAACTTCATGAAGTAACAATCGCTTTGAATTCAATCTATGCTTATCCTAAGACTACACAAGAAATCTTAGACTTCTCAAGCATTGATGTTTTAGGTTGGCTAACTGATGAAATTTCTGAAACCTTCACAGAAACAGAAGAAACAGATTTAACTTCCGGTGATGGTAACAAGAAATCAAAAGGATTCTTAACCTATCAACGCACAACCGAAGATGACAAAGTACGCCAATTTGGCAAACTTCAAAAAATTGAAGTAGCTGGTGTAGCGAAGATTGATGCGGATACTTTAATCGATGCGTTCTATACACTTCATAGCAAATACCGTAAAAATGCGGTTTGGGTGATGTCATCAACGATTGCAGCAGCATTACAAAAACTTAAAAACAAAAACGGCGATTATATCTGGCGCGATGGTTTAACAGCTGATGCCCCAGCAACATTATTAGGTCGTCCAGTCCACTTCTTAGAAACAATGCCGACAGGTGGAGCAAATAAAGCAGTAATTGCCTTCGGTGACTTCAAACGCGGATATTTCATTGTAGATCACGAAACAGGCGTGCGAACCCGTCCGGACAACTTAACCGAACCGGGATTCTACAAAGTTCACACCGATAAATATTTAGGCGGTGGCGTAGTAGATTCAAACGCTATCAAAGTGATTGAGACAACAGCATAAATCATAGAGGGGCGAAAGCCCCTTTTTTTGCTTAATAGGTGAAATATGAATAAAGAATTTGAAATCCGTTCCGCAACACTTTCAGCTGATGAAGAAAATCAAAAGCTAGTCGGTTATGCGGTGAAATGGAATAGCCCTTCACAAGTGCTTTACTGTGATTTTGTGGAATCCTTTGCGCCTAAAGCTTTCAGTGACAGCCTAGCGAGTGGCGAAGATGTGCGCGCACTCTTTGAACATGACTACACCAAGTTACTAGGTCGAACAAGTGCGGGAACATTAAAGCTAGAAGAAGATTCAATCGGCTTACGCTTTGAACTAACTCCGCCCGATACAACAATCGGAAAAGATTTATTAGTTAGCGTTTCCCGCGGTGATATTACAGGGATGTCTTTCGGATTCCGAGCGATGGAAGAAGAATGGAAATTTGATGTTGAACCTTATCAAAGAACAGTGATTAAAGCGGAGCTATTTGAAGTTACCGTAACAAGTATTCCAGCTTATCCGGAAAGCAGTGTTGAAATCGCTAAGCGTTCGATGGTGGCCGCTAAAGAAAAAACGCAAGATAAATCTACCGCACTTTTAAGCAAGTGGGTTGATGTAATGGGGGCGTAATATGTGGAATCCTTTTAGACGAAAAGAGCAACGCAGCGAACCAATCACTATTGATGAATTCCTATCTTACATGGGCGTAAATAATACAGGCGCGGGCGAATATGTCAGCCCACAAACGGCAGAGGCTCTACCAGCGGTTATGAACGCCGTAACAGTGATTGCCGAGGCGGTAGCATCTATGCCTTGTTATCTGTACGCACTGAAAGAAGATGGCCGCGAAAGAATCTACCGTCATCCAGTTGAATATCTTTTAAATGAAATGCCTAACCGAAATCAAACACCTTACCAGTTCAAATATACGATGATGCGCCATTGTTTGCTAACTGGTAATGCTTACGCAGTGATTGAGTGGAATAACAAGGGCGAACCTGTAAGCCTTACACCTTACCAGCCGAGCGAAGTAAATATCTTCCGTAAAGTAACAGGCGAACATATTTACCAAGTAACGGACTTAAACGGAGTAACTAGAAACTACCTTCAAGATGAAATGTTACACCTACGCCATAGTTCCCTTGATGGATTTATGGGGCGTTCACCTGTGACAGTTTGCCGTGAAACGATTGGACTAGGTTTAGCACAACAACGACACGGCGCATCAATTATGAAAAACGGATTGATGGCAAGCGGACTAATCTCAACGGCTGAATGGCTAGACGATGCGAAAGCACAGAAAGCAGTGAAAGCCTTAGAGCGTTACAAAGGCGCGAAGAACGCGGGGAAAACACCAATCCTTGAAGGCTCAATGGAATACAAACAATTAGGCATGACAAACCAAGATGCCGAATGGTTACAAAGTAGAACCTTCACAATTTCCGATATAGCCCGAATCTACAACATAAGCCCAATTTTCCTACAAGACTATTCAAATAGTAGTTATGCGAATTTCAGTGAGGCTAGTAGAGCGTTCTTATCACAAGCCTTGCGCCCATGGCTAACTAACTTTGAACAACAGCTTAAAGATGCCTTAATGATTGACTTAACGAGCAGCAGTAAGAAACGGCACTTAATCGAATTTGACACAAGCGACTTACTCCGCACCAGTCAGAACGAACGTTTCAATAGCTATGATGTAGCGATTAAAGCGGGCGTAATGTCACCAAACGAAGTGCGCAGACGTGAAGGCTTACCGCCTTATGCTGGCGGTGATGAATTCAGCCAAGCATGGAAACAAACCGTAGAAGTTAAACGCAATGATAGCGGAAACAATAACGAGGTGAACGATGCCTAGAATGATTAGAGCCGGTAAGTATAACAAATCTGTGATTTTACAATGGCGAGACTATGAGAAAGAGCGAAAAAGTGGTTATGGATCATCAAGACCTTTTTGGAAGAAATTTGCCGAAGTAAGAGCAAGTGTAGAACCATTACAAGGTAGAGAGTATTTTAGCGGCCCATTTCAAATGGGGGAAAACATTGTGAGAGTTAGAATTCGTTACATTGAGGGCGTTACCAGGAAAATGCGTATTAGATACGGAAACCGTGTATTTGATATTTATTCGGTGATTGACAGCATGGAGTCACATAGAGAATTACAGTTAATGTGTAAAGAGGGTGAGGCTTACAAAGGTGGTGATGATTATGTCGAGTATTAATTTAACGATTGATGAAATTAAGCAACATTTAAACGTAGATCATGATTTAGATGATGGCTTAATCGAAAGCTATAAGGTCGCAGCCTTTGAAGTATGCCAAAAGCATATAGGGAAAACCTTTGGTGATGAAGAAACAGAAAACACCGTTCCTTTTACCCCAGCTATAAAAGTGGGCTGCTTAATGTATATCGGGCATTTATACAGTAACCGAGAAATAACAACGGATGCCCCTCAAACGCTTATCCCTATGACTGTTAAATCTCTATGGGATGTTTACCGTGAGCCTTGCGCTTACTAAGAATTTAGTAACCTATATGCCATATCAACCATTAAGACGATGCAGCTATCCTAACTGTAAAAACAAAGTTAAGTCCGGTAGATGCGAAGAACATAAGCCAAAAGACACAAGAGCAAGCAGTAGCGCGCGAGGATATGACCATAAGTGGAGCAAGTACCGCGCGCAATACTTACGCTTTCATCCGCTTTGTGTAATGTGTTTAGAGAAAGGAATCTACACACCCGCAACGGTGATAGACCATATTAAGCCAGTAGAGAACGGACAGGCAGACCCTCTATTCTGGGTTGAATCTAATCATCAAGCTTTATGCCGAAATTGTCACAGTTACAAAACACGAGTAATAGACCAACGCGGATTTGGTGCGAAGAAGTAAACCGTTTTGATATCGAAACAATTGAAGTATGAACATATGTACACAGTTGAGTCGTTTCGATATCGCAACAACTGAATTATGGTGATATATCCACAGTTGAGTTGTGGTCATATGACCATAACTGAGCTAACCAATCCAATTATGGATTAGTCGAAATTTTGAACAAAATCCAACTTTGGACTTTGCTTTAAATTAAACGATTACAAAAAGACAATTTGAACAGGTGGGGGGAGTTTTTGAAAGAAAGTGGCAAGCCTAAAGAACCGCCCCCCCAACTCAATTTTTACGCAAGGCAATTTTTTTGAAAATAAGGAAATGTATGAGTAAGAGAAGAAACTATAAAACCCCTGATTTTTTAGATGGTATCGCTAAAACCCAATGGAAAAGCCGAATTAAGCAACTTTCAGAGCGTGGCGATATTAAAGCAGAAGATTTAACGAACCTTGAAATTTATTGCGAAAACTACGCAATTTGGCGTCATTCCGTAGCAGATTTAGCCAAAAATGGCTTCATTATTGTGAATAGTCAAGGCACTCAATCAAGAAATCCAGCTTTATCAGCGAAAGCAGATGCTGAAAAAGTGATGATTAAGATGTCATCATTGCTAGGTTTCGACCCTGTAAGCCGCAGAAAAAATCCTATTGAAGTAGATGAAGTCGATGTATTAGATGAAATCCTAACTATGTAGGCGAAATATGGAAATATGGCAAGCATACGCAGAGAAAATCAAATCGGGTGAGTTAGTGGCTTGTAAGAAAATAAAACAAGCCGTAGAGCGTTATTTTAACGATTTAAACAATCCCGATTATTTCTTTGATAAAAGCGCGGTTGATAAGTTTCTAGCTTTCTCGAAACTATGCCCGCACGTTAAAGGACACTTACGCGGACAGCCTATCATCCTTTCAGATTGGCAAGTCTTTCTCTTTGCCAATATTCTAGGCTTTAAGCGTAAAGACACAGGATTAAGAAAATATCGCTCCGCTTACGTTCAAGTAGCAAGAAAGAACGCTAAATCAACGATAGCAGCCATTTTAGCTAACTGGTTTCTAGTGATGGAAGGCGGACAGCAGGATATATACACCGCAGCCGTTAGCCGAGATCAAGCAAGAATTGTTTTTGATGATGCTCGTCAAATGTGCTTACTTTCAGTTCCATTGAAAAAGCGCCTTAACATTCAACAACACAAGCTAATCAATCCGAAGAACAATAGCATTATGCGACCGCTTGCCGCTAAATCCTCAACGATTGAAGGAACTAACCCTAGTTTGGCTATTGTAGATGAATATCACCTACACGCGGACAACAGCGTATATAGCGCGTTAGAGCTAGGACAAGGCGCACGCCCTGAAGGTTTACTCTTTGCTATTACAACAGCCGGAAGTAACGTTATTTCAGCCTGTAAACAGCATTATGATTATTGCGCTCAAATCCTTGAAGGAAATGAGCAGAATGAAAGTCTATTTGTGTTGATTTTTGAGTTAGACGAAGAAAACGAAATCGACAATCAAGAGAACTGGATAAAAGCAAATCCGAACATAGGTAAATCCATTCCTTATCTTGATTTTGAGAACACAATCAAGAAGGCTAGGGGTATTCCGTCCGAATGGGTAGAAATGCTAACTAAACGCTTTAATGTATGGTGCCAAGGCTCTACACCGTGGCTAGGTGATGGAAACTGGGCGCAATGCGAACGGAAGTACACGGAAAGCGATTTACTTCATCAAGATTGCTATTTAGGGCTGGATTTATCAAGTACCAACGACTTAACAAGCCTTTGTTATACATTCCCACACGGAAACAAAGTGCGCTTGCTTACACGACACTACATTCCAGAATTTCAGCTTAACAACGTGGCAAATAAAAACCGCGCAATGTATCGAAACTGGGTGCGCAGTGGTTGGTTAATAGCAACGGAAGGGGATTGTATCGACTACGATAAAATCAGAGACGATATTCTGAAAGATGCTGAACGTTTCAATATCAAAATGACAGGCTTTGACGTATGGAACGCAACCCATTTACGAACACAATTACAAGCGGCTGGGCTTGAAGTAGAGCCATTCCCACAAACATACCAACGATTTAGCCCAGTGGCAAAAAGTGCGGAAGTTTTAATAAACAGACAGATGATAGAACACAACGGCGATCCGGTGCTGGCGTGGGCTTTATCAAATGTAGTTATGGAAACAGATGCGAACGCTAATATTAAACCGAACAAGAAGAAAGCCGCAAACAAGATAGACCCAGCAGTCGCGTTTCTTATGTCTTTCGGTACTTATCAGCTTGAATATGGTGATCTGATTTTTGAGTTATCAGAAGAACACAAACACGCACTAGAACAATTTAATGGTATTGATTTATAACTACAGAGGGAAACTATGGCAGTTCAAATAAAGGGCTTAAGAGAACTTGAGCAAAACTTAAAAAAACTAAACAAGGATATAAACAAAGTCGCTGCAAAAGCAATTAGAAAAGGACTAAATAGCGCGGCCAAATCGATTGAAAAAACAATCAAGCCGAATGTTCCAACATTGAAGAGTAGCACTAATTTCCGACAAAAAGGAACAATTAAAAACAACGTTCGACATAAAACAAGGGTAGCCAAAGATGGCTTAAGCGGCATCACTGCAATTCGAGTTATGCGAACACAAGGCCGTAGAATGGCGAAAATTGGGGAAAATACGCGAGATAAATCAGATCCGTTTTACTGGTGGATGGTTGAATATGGCACAGTAAAAATGAAAGGTCGCCATTATATGGAAAAAGGCTTTAAATCTGGTGAGGCACAAGCACTGAAGATTGCAAAAGAAGTTGCAGAAGAAGAATTTAAAAAAGCGTTCAAATAATAGAAAAGCCCGACATTTCACAATGTTGGGCTATTTTGTCTAAAAACTTACATGCAGGACGCGATTAGGCACTTGTAGATCGCAGCTCCTTAAAGTTTGCGGCAAACTTCCGAAAAAGTAAGCCGCTCACGTTTAGAGACTTTGAAAATATTTCTAAATTCAAAGCGAGACTATTATAAAACTTTTCTGATGAACAAAAAATAGCCGTAGCTTAACGCATCTAAACTTTGATAAAATAGAGCAAGAAATAAACAGAGAAACGAGGGGGAAAGTATAATTAAATCCGTTTTATCCGCATTTGGTTCATTTGTATTTTCTGCTTTAGATTTTTTGTTATTTTTAGCCATATTGCTTTTTGTTGGCTTGTTGGTTTTCATCTTTTGGCCAATATTAAAATGGCCTTTACTGGCTTTTCTAATAGGTGCTATCGCCTTCTTTTGTTATCTAATATACAAGATAAAAGAGAAACCAAAACCGCTAGAACAAGACTAAACATTATCCAGCTGGGCAGAACAGGAATTGC